AATGAGAATATCTCAAATGCTTTTAAGGTAGAGTTGATTGAGGTCATGAAGGAATCAACACCTGAATGCTATCCATGGGACGCAAACGACTAAAGGAACGGATTAAAATCCAACTACTTTAGGAGTACCTACAATGAACACCCTAACTATCATCAAGAAGCAGATCCAGAAAGCAGCACGTCTGCATGACGCACAAGTTCTCCACACCTCATATCGTGGTGTTGAGTATGATACACGTTGTGTAGAAAGCAAGGAGTCTCACGGCACCTTCTGCTATCGTGGACGTACCTATACCAAATAAGGTATAGATCTTCTGAAGATCAGACCATAAAAGTTAATACTTTTGTGCTGAAAGAGAGGTATTTATACCTCTCTTTTTTTGTTTATGACCTATGTTGTCGTTTAAAGACATATATACAGTAGCGATAATTAGGTGAAGAAAGTGAACCCAGAACCCTCTTACATTATGAGCCCAAAAGAACACGAGGTGGAAACATGCATGCACTATTATCACGCAATCAGTTAGGTGAATGGAAACATTTTCAGCAAACAATTGACGATCTAGAATCTGAAAACGAAAAACTAGATGACTATTATGAATGCCTAATTGAATGTGATGCTCTCGATCAGTCGCAATGTAAACGAATCTGTAAACGTATTTTAATTTAATTTTTTAGGAGGGTTGCAACCCTCCTTTTTTTATGGTATAATACTAGAGCAATCGACGCAACGTCATGTCAAAACCAAAAAATCCTCCTCTACTGCTCGCGTATACCAAAGTGGAAACCCTGCTCAAAGTAGCAGAGACATACTGTATTAAAGCAGAGAATGGTGAGTGGCAGATTGAACCAGGAACCTACAAATCAATGAAGTCTGCAGTAAATTATGTCAAGACGGAACAGTTTAAACAAGCAGCTCGTCAGAAACGGCGAACGTTGAACATTGACTTCATTGCTGATGAAGAGCGGCGAGACTCCATCGCTAGACACAATATGAAAGAAGTAAATGTAGTAAATTAATGGTATGAAGAAGCTACCAAAGGTGCGAGCACTTAAGAAAGCAATGAAAGAGAACATCAATACAATGACTAGTGAAGAAGTTCAGCAGTCAGTAAGTGATCTCTACGATGAAATGCTTAAGCAAGCATTTATTAAACAAGAACAAAAGAGGAAAGGATTTGGGTATGACATCAGTAAATCTGATAAGCGTAACTCCAGAAGCAGAGAAGATGATGGGGTACGTAGCGAGGGTGAGCAACCCAGCGAACCAGGAGAACCCGAAGGTCTCTGGACTCCTTAAGTATTGCGTCAAACACCAGCACTGGTCTGTGTTTGAACAGGCATACATGACTCTTGAGATAAATACAACACGAGGTGTGGCAGCTCAAGTGCTACGGCATAGATCATTTACATATCAAGAGTTCTCTCAACGGTATGCAGATTCATCTCTACTAGCTGAAACAATTCCTCTTCCTGAACTACGTCGTCAGGACTCAAAGAATCGACAGAACTCTATTGATGACATCGATCCTTTTGTACGTCAAGAATTCCAAATCAAAATGCAAAAACATTTTGAAGACGGAATGAAACTCTATCAAGAAATGCTTGATAGAAATATTGCAAAAGAATGTGCTCGTTTTGTGCTTCCTCTTGCCGTACCAACAAAAATCTACATGACAGGCTCATGTCGTTCGTGGATTCATTATATTCAACTGCGTTCTGCACATGGAACACAGAAAGAACACATGGATATTGCGGAGGGCGCACGTCATATCTTTATTGAACAATTCCCTACAGTATCCGAGGCACTTGAATGGAAATGATTGAAGAAAAGAAAGCACCAAAACCTGGTGATCCATTAACTATTGAAGAGATGACTGCATCTGCAGAACTCTTCTTCCCTAGATTTAATATTGTCAGAGAACGTATGCCTGACGGTTCTACTACTGAAGATACCTTGAAAGTGATGGAGAACATTGCTAAACTTGGTCATCAGTTAAGGGGAGAGAAGACAGAGCAAGTTCGTCTAGGTAGATTTGGATTCAACAAAAAGAAACAAGAGGAGGATTAATGCCTACGTATCCTGTTAAACATATGCAGACTGGGGAGACTAAAGAACTCCACATGACTGTAAGAGAATACGATCAATGGAGACTAACAAACCCTGACTGGGATAAAGACTGGTCAGCTGGTGTTGCTGGTGTTGGTGAGGTCGGTGACTGGAAGAATAAGATGAGTAAGACTCATCCAGGATGGAACGAGATTATGAATCGTGCATCAAAACGTCGGGGTTCAACTATTGAGTGGTAACTATGCCTAGATCTAGAAAGCGCAATCAACCTGACATCAATGGTATGTCAAACAAACAGATGAAGAGGAAGAAACCTATTGACTCTTCTTATCTGTTACCTGTAGAACCTCTAACAGATAATCAAAAGATTATGTTTGAGGAGTATGGAAAGGGTCAAAACATCTATGCTTATGGTTGTGCTGGTACAGGTAAAACATTTGTTGCTTTGTATCTAGCTCTTCGTGATGTTCTTTCCGAACACACACCATATGATAAGGTATACATTGTACGTTCTCTAGTTGCTACGAGGGAAATTGGTTTCCTTCCTGGTACACATGAGGATAAGGCATCTCTCTATCAGATTCCATACAAGAACATGGTCAAGTACATGTTTGAGATGCCTGATGACAATGGTTTTGAAATGTTGTATGAAAACTTGAAGGCACAGGAAACTGTATCATTCTGGTCTACATCATTCCTACGTGGTACTACACTAGATAACTCTATTGTTATCATTGATGAGTGCCAGAACCTAAACTTCCATGAACTTGATTCAATCATGACACGTTGTGGTCAAGATACAAAGATCATGTTCTGTGGTGATGCTCGTCAGTCTGACTTGCAGAAGAGCAATGAACGTACAGGCATCGTTGACTTCCAAAGAATTTTGGAAGACATGAAAGAGTTCTCTTTAGTTGAGTATAACATTGAGGACATTGTTCGTTCTGGTCTAGTCAAATCATATCTAATTAGTAAAATTAACTTGGGTCTTTAATGCATATTTTTAATCATGTAGATGGCATCCTGCCAATTGAAATGAAAGCAGAGATGATTGATGGGAAGAGATACTATGTCACTCCTACGGGTGGTAAGTATCCTTCCATCACCACCGTGATTAGTAACAATGCAAAGAAGCAAGCTGGTCTTGCTAAATGGAGAGCACGAGTAGGTAAAGAGAAAGCGCAAGCAAAAACTACTCGTGGATGTAATCGTGGTACTAGGTATCATAAACTTGTTGAAGACTATATCAACAATGAGTTAGATACAAACAAGTACAAGGATATGCCACTACCGTGGACGATGTTTCACTCTTCTCGTGCAGTGCTCGACCGTATAAATAGGGTATACCTACAAGAGGCAGCTTTATACTCGGATCATTTACAAATTGCAGGAAGAGTGGACTGCATTGCAGAGTATGAAGGGGAATTGTCTATCATTGATTTTAAGACCGCAGAAGCACCGAAGCGAGAGCAATATCTTTACGACTACTTTGTACAAGAATGTGGTTACGCATGTATGCTGCAGGAAGTGTATGGGGTAACGGTAAAGAAGTTGGTCACGATTGTTGCTTGTGAAAATGGTGACACTCAAGTGAAAGTTATGCCCCCCAAGAAAGAATACTTTGTTAGGTTACAAGAGTACATCCGAGAATACCAAGACAAATATGCTAGACAAACTAGAGGATAAATTTATGACCACTGCAAAATTCTCTCAAGACATAGAGAAAATTGCATTTGATAATGCTATGAACTATATCGATGCAATTGTTTTTTACTGTGAATCAAATGAGATTGAGATCGAATCAGTTCCCAAATTGATTAGTAAACCACTTAAGGAAAAACTTAAGTACGATGCACAAAAACTAAACTACATTAAGAAAACTAGTAGAGCTAAACTATTGTTGGTATGAGCAATTTCTTTCAGTCAGAAATGGTCCGAGGAGACCTGCAGGAACTTGCAAACATGCAAGAGTATTGTATGAAATCAGCACATGTTTTCCCAGCACTATCACCTGCAAAAAAACTAGAGTATTTCGATATCTTACAAGAGATGATCGAGAAGCAAAAAGTCTTTTATACTAGACTGAAGTTGTCCGATGATCCAGAGGCAACTGAAATGGCAGACAGCATTAAACAAGCTGCTGTCATGTTCGGTGCATCCGACAGCGAAGACGCCAATGTGGTGTTCGATGGACTGATCGGAAAGATCGAAGAGATGCGTCAGCATCTCAAGGCAGAAGGGTATTGACCCCGCCTTCTGCCTGTGTTATAATGTCAGAGTGACGAGGGTCACGTAAACAGAAACAGAAACATCATGAAAACATTTGATCTGTCCAGTCTTTCCATGGACGAATGCGACGAACTTTACGGTTTGGTACGTAAGTTTCAAGTTACTGAAGCCACTGTAACCGAACGTGGTTGGTGTGCTAGTGTCCTTGATAAGCTCATGGAGATGATGGGTACGGGATCAATTCTGTTCCCTATCTGTAAGAAAGACTACACATCCGTGATCGAGAAAGCATACGCTCTCTC